CCTTGTTTCTGGGCGTTTGCTGCGATCTGTGCGGCCATATAAGATTTGCCTGTGGATTCTAATCCTGCAATCTCAGTTACTTTGCCAACGGGAACACCTGCGCGCTGACCCTTGCATATAATAGAGTCAAGCCAGCGTGAGCCAGTTGGAATCCAATCTTTAACGGAGGTTGGATTATCTCCAGTCAAGTCGTGAGCGACATTTCGCCCGGCTTTCTTGTTTACTAATTTCATCAGATCTTGCATCGCTACGCGACCTGCCTTCGTTTTTGTTTTCTTTGCCATAAAGCCCTCTTATTAAAAAAAATGCGGCAGACTTTTCACCGGTCTGCCAGCGGCTTTTTGTTTCACTCAGCGACGGCAGCGGTGTCTTCGCCGGTGTCTTCATCAGCGTCTCCACAGCCGCTCATTAGAGCGCATGCGGCGATTAGTACAGCGTACTTCATAATCCCTCCTTTGGAAAAAATGTGGCAGAGTATTTTAACCCCGCTCTGCCATCGGTAATAGACTCGCCTATTTATTACTAGCCCGTCATCAATTCATCAAACGCACGGTCTACATCGCTCTTACCATTGGCGGCGCCGTACTTGGCTGTCTCAGATGAGCGCGCTTCGGCAGATTGACTGCCAGAAAGTTGCTCATCGAGAATTGCGTCGACCTGTGCAGCACTAAGACGTTCAAATAGTCCGTCAAAGTCAGGCATGCGATCGAGGAGGGCAGGGATCGCGTCCTTATCTGCCAGGAGGGTGGACGTATTTCGACGCATTTTAAGGTTCGTCTGTGGGTATGCACCGGGCTTATTAGCCTTGGTGTATGTCAAGGTGATATCAGTACCCTCATGAATGTCCGTGATATCTCCATATTCTGGATCGAGAATATACCCGAGAAGAAGCTCGTAGGCTTTCTTACCGTATCCGTATACCTTGAGGCCTTCTTGTTCTCGACCACGAATCACAACGGGAGAGAAATAGCGCTGGCGCACAAAAAGTGACTTTGCAAGCTTCTTACTTTCCTCGTCGTTGTTATCTACTCCCTCGCGCCACAGCTGCGAGGCAAATTCACACAAGGGGCAGCTTTCTCCAAAGTTCCTCTTAGGGCAGAGGATACCTCCCTTGTGCTCTCCCACATTATAGTGGAAGAACATCTCCTTTAGCGGATCGCCATCGGCTGTCGGCACGATCCGAATATCGGTGTCTCCTTCGTCTGGCTTGAACCAGACAGAATCTTCCTTTGTTCCTTCGCCGCGAAGGGATGCGAGCTTTCGTCGCATCAAGTCCATATCAATTCCCATTTTATTTCTCCTTTTTGTTGGGTAAAGCAAATCAAGCGTTCCTTGATTTCTAAATTATCACACTCAACGTAGCTTGTCAAGAGTAATTTTGTATTGCGTTAGTGTGGGCAACGCAAAGCCCAAAGTCTTGTAATTCTGTTTCATAGATAGCATAAGAAATCCGCCGAAATGCATTGCGAGGTTTCCCCTTCAGCATATCAACTATCTTCTTGTGCAATCCTCCTTCTTGTTCTAGTTTGTCCCTATTGATACATAAATAATAACACACATCTCGACTCATGTCAAGCTGATATAGCCATTTTTCTTCCAGATTTTTGATATTTAAAAGACCGTAAGTTCGAATACGATTTATATCTAGCGGCTTTGATACCATTCCTATTTCTGGCTCAGCATGATTAAAATAGTTAATATAGTGAACTGTAGAGAATATAGATTCATTAATCTTGTCGTAATACGTTTTAATGGGGATATCTCCGATGGTCTTTTCGATCATGACGTTCGACAGAGGAGTGAACGAAGCGAGAAGGCCAGATCTTGCATACTCCTGCAAAATACTAAATATTGCCTTATCTAATAATTTAGGAACTCCCGTCATCAATTCGGCATCTGGCTGTACATAAAATACATCGATCTTTTTATCTCTTATCTGTTGCAGGATCCCCAGTGTATAATTAGAACTATAAGAAGAGCCTACCACAAACACCTGTACGCGTTCATCAATGTTGGCGAAAAACTTGTCTAGCTTGGGGATATTTTCTTCATATTGTTCTGGCGATGGAAATGACTTCAGCTTAAAGCGGTACTTCGATCGCCGTTCGACACCATCATTCATGAGGTATACATTGTAATTTTTCGTAGTGTTGAACTTTTCTGCTATTTTGGAAGCCGCGCTTCCTATTCCGATTATCGAAATCACAGCTTTACCTCGTTCAGATTATAATAATCTTTTCCTGCACGTAAATTCGCCATATAGCCATCTTCAAAAATATCTCGAATACCCATTACCAGATCTCGGTCCTCGTCAGAATAATCAATTACGATCTCATCGTGAACAATATGTGAAATAAATGATTTTTTGCCTTCCAACATTTTGTCAATTATTACTGCCTTTTCAAGCACCCGATCAGCTGTGGTGCTCTGGATCAAATAGTTCAGCGCCTTTCTCTGCTCCACTTTGATTTGGCGACCATATGGGGTATGAATATATCCATCTTTATAATACTTGTCAAGCACTTTTTCGCGGTCATAATATTCTGAATCAATGTCCTTCGATTCAGGATTATAAAGCCATGCAAAGAAATACAGCTTCGCCTCTTCGCGAGTCATTTCCATATCTTTAATAATATTCTGCACATTCCATTCGTGTATGTCGTACTCGGGCTGTTGCTGGCCACATAAACTAAGAAGCGTTCGAATTTCTGCTCCGTTATAATCAAAACTCATCATCAGATCATTGTGGGGTTTAATTATACGACGAAGTTCTTTCTGCAAGTTTAAGATCGGAAAGGAGCCGGGGTGCGTCGAAAGTCTCCCCGTTACAGTGCCGAACATGTTATAATCAATGCGCCTAAAGTTCTTCATCAATTCCTGAATCTTTTGGCGATTCATTGACGAGTAAAATAATTGCTTGCAGTCCTCGCTGTTAAGGTTCAAGCGCTGATATCTGATCTTGTGCAGAAGCTTATAAACCGAGTCTAAATGATCATAGTTTTCGGGCTTGTCGTATGTCTCGAATACGTGCTCAGTAATTCTGTTCTTAAGTTCGCAAAATCGCACAAGAAAATCATGAGGAATCAAGTCAAACACGCAGTGATCGGCCATATTAACCTTGGCGATCTTAAAGGATTTAAGATATGCCTTCATCTTTCTTTGAGTTGCTTGCAGCTCGTTACACAGGTCTTCGGGACAGCAGTCTGTAATATTTCGGCCGCCGGTTCGGAGCCATGCATATTCTACGGAGGGATCGGTGATGGAGCCACTATATCTCCATGTCTTAGTCAAGTCAGAGGGAAAATTATCAAAATATAATTTACCATTTTGATAAACACCAATACACTCTTTCTTATCGTCTATAGCCTGAAAAAACATTAATTCTTAGCCTCGGCGCTATGTCTCATCGTCGTGACTATGGGTTGTACCCTCACGCGCGACAAAAACGGACTCCCCCACCTCTTCGGCGAGGGACATCTGCTGACTTTCGAAGTATGATTCAAGGGGGGCCTCTCTTGCTGTAGCTTGGCCAGTTTTAAACGCCATATCTGATTTGGCCATGGCATGCTTATAATAATAACCGTATGAGCCCGGTTTGTCAAACATTTTATTAATAACTCTTTCAAATGTCCAATTGGGCGGATGGTTATTAAAGGTGAGAATTTGATCCTTTACCAGGCGCGCGCGGTCGTGCTTAGTCATCGCTGGCTTTTCTTCCATCAATCTAATGTTTAAATACACACTATTCCAAAAATGTTCATTATAGCTTTCTCTCAATTGTTCTTCAGATTCATAGCTTCGAGGCACTTGCACTCTTGTGATCGTCTTTCCGCTAGCATTACAATATTCCTGCACCCGTACATCAGCCGCAGTAACAGTATTATATATATTAAGCAAATCTCTAATAAATCTCTTTTCTTGATAGACGCCCGGTGTTTGGAAGAGAGTGCTTAGAATGGCAGTCCGTGTAGGCGCGCCATAACGCTCTGATATTTTATGAACCTCCGGTGCGGCAATGTCCATGACGATTCTCCACGGGATATTTTCATCTATCATGAAACCATATTGATTGCACGCATTTACAAAATAATTCCAATTCGGACTCGTAAGAAAATCTGTTATCTTTTGCTCGTCATTGGAATACTTTAAATCCGCAATCTCAATCGCAAGGCCGCTAGAAAGAATAGTACACTGACGGCTTTTAATGAAGCCAGGATAGGTATAGGGCATTTTGGCCACCCCTACAGACAAGATATCCATAAACTCCTTAATAAATTGCGGAAAATCTAAAACTTGGATGTTGAGTCTTATGAATTTATTGATTATAGACTCGCTGTAGATTCGATGATAATCTCTATATAACTTTCGAGGGGGCTGGTATGCCTTGTAAGCCTTCAGTTGGCTCAAATACTTATCATCCTTTAATATTTGGCCGGTGGCAACTGCTTTCTCAAACTGGCGGGCCATTTCATTAAAAAGATCTGCAACAAACGCCATGGCCTTGGCTCCTTGTGCATTCTGGCGATCGGTTACGTTTCCCAAGGGGGCCATGGAAACAGAATAAGGCTCGATAGGGGAGAAATAAGAATCAACGCGGCCATACAACAGCTTCTCTCCGAAATTAAAATTTACAATATTCTTAGATATCCCCCTCATCCGAAGGCGAAAATATTGGCGCTTATTAAATAATAGAAAAGAATTTTCTAAATTACTAGTTGCATAAAAATCAGACATTTTTCGCCCTCCTTAATCTCCGATCCACGTCCACAGATCGCTTATCTGAAAGCCGCTTGGCGCAGTAGGCATCGCTTGCGTAGTATTAGCTGCAGCGGGGCGAGTGGCTGTAAACGGGCAACCGCGCTTATATGGATACCCCAAACTATTATCACCAGCACCCATTTGAGCTTGATCGTTTTCATCTGCCAGTCTATCCACTTGGTTGGTCCACTTAGCCTCGATAACTGTTTTTGCCTTACCAGCAGAAAATTCATGCTTAGACCTAACAACCATAAAATATCCTCCAATGCCTAATTTAGTGAGATCGAACGGCTTAGAGTCCACTGTCATTCCGCGAGTACCAGGAGCGAAGCCGGCAGGATCTATATAAATATAGGTACCCGGAAAGGCATGAACATTTGCATACATATCTATTTCAGCGTCATAGACTACTCGTAGCTGCGTCATTCCATCAAAACCTTCTTTTTCAAAGCGCGCCTCTGCAAGACCTTTGGAGTTATTCTTCGATAGTTTTATATTTTTTATAAGGCCGCGATCTCTTCCCAGAACATAATGGAATATACCTCTTGAGGTGTCTCCCGGATCAACATATTTTTGAGATGGGGCGCCTTTAGAGTCTGGGGTATGTTGCGTGCATCTATGCTTACAGCCATTCATCAATTCTGTAGGCATCGTGCGCGCAGCAAAGAACACAAAATAATTCATCTCTTCTCTGACTGTGGGGTGTACTATCGCGGAGCCTCGCCTTCCGGAAATGTTTAGGGCTGGCATCGGAAGATGGTTTAGAGCCACTCTTGGACTAAACATCCACGGTTTCTTGGTTCCTTTCACGTTGAGCTTGATCTTTGTTCTTCGATTGTGTATCAAATTTGTAAATTCATCCAATGGCTGCCCGCCAACCCCTCCGGACTCCGGATCAGTTGATTTTAAGGAGAAATTAGAATGTGAAGTAAGGACAGCCTGATTAACGCGAACTTTTTGTTTAATGTTGTAGCGAAAACAGTCATCCTTATTTAAGAAGTCATTAACTAAATTATTAAGCAAATCATTCAGGAATCTTGTAAGGCTATACAGCGTCTCTTCTTTACGCAACATGCGATCTGCTATCCATTCTAGAAAATATTTCACAGAAATAGGCACATCTCCAAAATTGACAAAATTGCTCATTGTTCCATTTTGCATTCGAGGCTTCACAAACTCCACAGGACCCAGAACCACTCTAAATCGCTTAAAGTTCTGTAGATATTTCTCGTACTGGCGCGCCTTGTCTTGTAGGGTGCACCGATCGATGCCGCCGCCTAATACGCGAATCTTTTTGGGCAACTCTCTCAGCTCAAGCTCGATATTCTCCATCGCTATGTCTAATAGATCGGACAGATAGAAGAACGATACATTATTAGAATTAGGATCAATCGCCACTAGCGCTGCCGCGATCTGGCCCTCGTCTTCTGTGCTAAAGCTGGCGCCATCGGATTTCTGTACATCCCTCATCTCTGTTAGAGTTACATCAACAGCTTTTGCTACCACCGTATTATGCTGGGAATTTGACAAAACAAAGCTATCCCCATGAATACCGCCGGTGCCGGTTCCTCCTTCCGGATTATACTCAGCAAAGGGACCATTATCTAAAAAATTTATCACATGTTCGTAGGGCACATTAATATAATAAATTCGATCTCTATTGATCAATTGTCGCATAAGAGTAGAGATAGAGGTGCGTTGCTCTTCATCGACTGCTGCGGCATGTTCTTTTTTCAGAGACTCTAGCTGCTTATCCTCACAAACCTTGCGATAATGTTGCATTCCAAGTTGGCGTCGAAGCCGCTGAACTGTCATATCCGCATTGGCAAAAACATTATAAGCTGTGGCATCATAGAAATCTTCGGCATATGCTAGATAGTTTAATGTAAAGGTTACGCGACCCATGTCATCAAAGTCAAAGTTATGCACAGTCGGCGTAAGATTCAGAGTTATAAAAGAATTATATATAGCGTCTTTAACGTCGTCTCTCATGGCAGCAAATTCTCCATTCGGAACCGACCATCCTACAACCGCCTTAAGTCTGAAATTTAACTGTGATAGTTCGTCATTTACCTCAATATACCTAGCGTTTATGTCGCAGCTAGTGTTTTCGCTTCTAGTATTAGATGTTTTCATGGCCAAATCAGTATATTTATAGCCTCCTCGATCCTGTACAAGTTCGTCAAAAGTATTGGCAAATATTTTTAGCTGCGCTTTGATACTCTTCTTGGCTGAAAAAGGATTACTGCCGTCATAAGTGAAATTAAAGTGCTGGAGACCTACGCCCACACCTCTTACTGATTTGCTTTTAAACATATCTAATACTTCTTTTTTCATGTGCGAATCAAATCTTATTTCATGTTCTCTCTCATTGCCCCCATCGTCAAACTCCACCTTATAGAGCCTAATATACGGCTGCAGATTTGATAATTCATGATTACGAATATCCCATAAAGTGGGCAACGACGGGTGCTGAGTTAGATGGTTTAACATGCCATACGGGTTGCCATCCAGCTGAAGGCATGCATTGCCTATATAATCTGGCTCCAGGCTCCAGGTGGGATCGACATAATACGGCACGCGCTTCTTAATCTTAAAGCCTCCGGAAGCGGCGCCTATATCAGAGCCTTTTACAGAGCCGCCGGCTTTATAAGTCAGCAGTCTATTTTCATTATTTTTCTTATAGTTGGCGATTATATTAATAAAACTTAGCAAGAAGCATTGTTCCCTAAACAAAACTTTCTCTGCGGTGGTTCCATAAAATCCTCCATGAATATTCAGCTTGGCTAGATTGAGGTTTGCAATAATCTCGTCTTGAGCCATCGTTGAATATTCGTCAACGATCAGGGCCAGTATATTTTCTCCGAGTCCATCCATTTCGCCAACTTCGGCCTTAACGGCCACATATTCTTTATCTACCTTTTTATCGCATTCGTAGATTGCCTCGGAGCCTGCCGTGATTATTTCCAGGTGACTTTTTATCTGGCCAAAATAGTGCGCCACCATCTCGCCAGCCTGCGCGGCTCTATCCCCTATCGCTCCCGCCAGGGCGCCAGCGGTGGAACTTCTACCCACCTCGCCGGCCAAAGTAGTTACTTTTGCACCAGAAGAGCCGGGAGTACCACTCGAATTATACACGTTGCGATCCCACATCGATGTCATTAAGCCACAGTATGTGTCACCAAGAACATGACACATATTAATGGGGCTATAGCGACCTAAGTTGGAACCGTCGATCTTAATACCGCTATAGTTTCCGTTATCTAAGATGCCGCCTGCGACTGCAGTCCATTTTCCGGTGTGTTCGGTGATCGGCGGCTTCGAGTTGCCGGCATCGGCATACATATCCTCCTCCAAATAATTAGCTGCGATGGCGGGGAAGTCGGCCTTGGGGAGCGAGCCATGATGCGGGCTCGGCTTCTTGCCGGCGGTATAGCGGCCGCGGCCATAATACATCATCCAATTTACAGTTCCCCATGTGTACTGCTCCGCTGCGGCGGCGCCGCCGGCTAAATCGCTTGCTCCGTGATTCATCGCTGTAATCTTATGATACATCAACATATCTCCAGCAACGCTCATGGCATCAAGGTCTGATTTCTTAAACATATGCTTCTTAACGGCCATGCAATAATACATTATATTACATATCAGCGTATTAAACTGAAAGGGATACCAGCCGGCGCTAGTGCCTTGAGTGTCATTTGGGAACCGGTATGCAGGATCATTATAGCGGGGAACCACAATACTCTGATTACTAGAATCTCCATGGGCTATATATCCAATATCATCAAAAACTAATTTTTTTTGGAAATCGGCTTTAAGCTGCAGCAGTCCAAATTTGTAGCCAGTGGTTCGCGAGGGTGTCTTGTCCCAGATTCCGCTGTCGCTGAAATAAGGATACAGCCAGGAAGATGGATCCGCGGATCCCATGAAAGTGGCGATATCTGACTCTACCCAGCCTTTAGGTTGTCGATAGCCAGTACCAGTACTAGTGGGCGTCGTTTCGGCAAACTGCCCTTGATCACCCTCATAAGCTAGCAACCAATCAGCTTCGGCGCCGCCCAAGATCGCTGGCGCTTCTTTAATGAACTGTTTTATTAGCGTATCTATGTTGTCTACAGCTGCTACCATATCATAGCCCACTTGAGCAATCTTTGCGGCGCACTCATTATAAAGTGGCATAATTCTTTCTTTTGCTAGCTGTGCTGCTTTTGCCGGTGCATCAACAAGCTTTTGGCACTGTTCTATATAGAACATGCGCGAGCCCGGCTCTACGCCCATGTTCTTCACCATCATGCCTACGTTATACTTCGCGTTGGCCTCTTGTTTGCCGACGTAGCAGGCCGCGGCCCATGTAAAGCAATAACAGTACTTAATATCGCCGACCCAGCCGGCGGTGATGATGGTGACTGCTGTGTCCACGCTGGCGCACGGCGCTTCGCATCCATAATAGTAGTCATCTCGGGCTTTTGCATAATCTGCATCCCATTTAGCGGCCGCGTCCTTGTATATTGCGAGGGCGGCCTTGGCCTCCTCCATATTCTCGGGACTCCAGTCACTTACATCAAAATTTTGGCCCATCTAGTCTTTTCCTTTCTCAGGCAGCATTCAATATCCTCAAAGTAGATTCAAGATCGACGGGTATTTGAATAACATCTCCGGGATAGATATCTGCTTCCGTAGGGAGCCCATTCCACCACGCGATAACCCACCAATATCGAGTGTCCCCATAATGCTTATGGGCTAAGTTATAATATCGGTCACCATATTTCCATATATGAGTGGAAGTATTAATTTCAGCTCGTTCGCGTACACCCGGGTTTCGTATTATAGGGGTCGCATAGTGGTTAATAACGGGCATACCGCCACGCTCTTGGCGTAAAAAAGAATAATAGTTAGAAGCATTGGCTATAACTTTTTGATTTAAATATCTGGGCATCTCTTGCTCTCCTTAGTCGATAAATTCGCTCCAATCAATTTCCCCGGTGCCGCCGGCGGCAGTATAAAATAACTCAGCCTGATTAGCGCTCTCTCCGGACGGCCCGTCGTAAGCCATGTGCGTGCCTGCTACTTCTGCGGCGGTACCGGGGTTGTTAATCTTTCTGACAAACCATTTATTTGCGGTGCCGGCTGTCTCATCCAGTTTTCGTTTGTCACGNTTTGCGCGCATCTTNNCGAACATGCCAGAATATCTGGCTTGTGCGTTTTGTTCGAACTGATCTGCAATCGCTGTGGCTGTCTGTTCTTCACGTTGCTCTCGGGCTGCTTGCGACATTGCATTTGCTGAAGCCTTTATTTCGCGCTCGACTTCGCCATAGCCCTTGGGCTTGCTTCCTGGAAGATTAGCGCCATAGGGAAAGAGGGCGTTGGAAAAATTACCTTCTGAGTCCCAGCCAAGCTGAGATTCATGAATCACTGCAAAATCCAAATTCACCTCCAACAATTTAGGCACTATAGTGCCCATATTTAATTCGAAAGCTCCATAGTCGGGAGTATCTAAATTATGGTTAACACTAAAATTTTTAATAACACCGAGCAGGCCATCGATCGTCCCCGGCTCACCCGGGAGGCCATGAGCCGCGCGCCCGGCTCGATGGGCGTCAAAAGTTCCCTGGCCGTTGGTAGCTAACTTATCCGTGGTCGTTTGGTCTCTCTTTGCGAACAAATTCATAATCTTCATGCGCACAAGGGGCGATTGGGCTATTGTTAGGGCATTATCGCGGGATGGGGAGGGGGCCTTCCCGCCATAATCATAATTGGGATATAAAAATTGTACTAACTGCTGAACTTTTGCGAGATTCTCGAAGCCCTCGCCCTCGGTGGCGGCCGGAATTCGAAAGCCTATTGTAATATTCCGCGTTGTATTCTTAAACATGTAAATGGGGTCGGCGCGCCCATATACACTTTCGGCGGCCCAATCAGGAGAATACGTCTCATTAAGGGTCATAATAAAGGCCTTAAAGGCAACGGACGTTTGACTGGGAACATGTTGGAAAATGATCGACATCCCAGCGTTTGCGTAAGCATCAGAGCCGTCGATATAATATAATTGGTTGGCCAGTTTCTGGGTGGATGAGTGTGTGTCGTACTCAGAGCGAGCCGCATCAGTGGCCTGGGCCTCCTCAAAGCCCGCTTCATCGAGCGATGAGCCGGCGCGGCGCCGGATGCCTCCTATTTTTTGTGAATTAAACGTCATATTTATTTACCCCTGTCCGTTAACTGCATCGATGGCCGCTTGGCCTTCGGATGTCTCTAATACCCTAATTACTTGCGCATCAAATTTATCACCACCAATTACTACTGTAATTGGCATTCTTGCTATTTCGCGCGACTGGCCAGCGCCTGAAGCTGTTTTGGTAGCAGGTTTTGATCCGCCAGGGCCACCAAGCTGTCTGATGGCCTCGGTAACTACTGCTGCTGTTTCCACTGTTGCCTGGAAGGCTAGTGCTTTCATGTAGGGTATCGATTTCATTGCCTCGGCTATACGCTCTAAGGCTGTGGCAAATTCGTTATACTGAGACACTTTTACTCTTGCCATGGCATCTGTCCATATACCCAGATTTTTCATTTGCTCGTTGGGCATCGTTGAGAGCGCCCAAGAAACACCCAAAAGGCCGCCGGCGAGGAGAAGCATGCCGGTGATTGCTAGCGGAGCAAATTTTAGAAAAAGACCAACGCCGCCTAAGAAAAGCGTGAAAGCCAGAACCTTTTCCATCTCAATTGCATTAAATATAATGGCTATTCCCTCACCCATCAATTTCATTCCCAGGCCAGCGAGAGCGATAGCACCACCCATCATCAGGATCGCGGCGCCAATAGCTAGAATAATTGGAGTAACGGGAGCTGCCGCCGTAGAGGCGCCGGCGATCGTGACTATCATAGTAGAAAAAGCGGCTCCAACTGCCGGCGCAACCCAAATCAGGGCTATCATAAAGCCTAAGAAACCAAGCAATTGTGGTATATTAAGTGTACTAAAAGCCAGAGCAATCGCAGCTACGCCGGCAGCAACAAACATAAAACTAACACCGACCGCTATAATCTGCATGGGCCTCAACAATGCGATTGACGCTGCAAAACCAGCCGTAGGGCCCGCGGCGCCGCCGCTCGTTGCCCCTACCATAGCTATGCGGGCGCCTAGGCCATTCAGAAGGCCCGCAAGAATAGGAATCTTTGTTATAAGACCAGCTATCCAAATTGCAACAAAAACCTCTATGTGTTCTATGACAAACATCATTACGCCCCCAAGCGTCTGGAGAGCATTTATAAACACAAATAAGGGCCCTTCGGCATCTGTCAGCGCTACCTCATTCTCCTCATAGTAAGTTAGAAGTTGATCGATATAGTCTAGAACAGGCTCTAAAATAGGAATTAACTTCATCATAATGGCGTTAAATCTATCCTGAAAGTTAGCCATTGTTTTAGCTTCTTCGGCCATTCTTGCATAATCAGCTTCTGTCTTTCCCATATCTCCACTAAGCGCGTCAAAGTCGCCTCGCATAAGAGCAGCCAGCTGTGAAACATCTTCCAAACCAGCGGCTTCTGCATAAAATTGCTTCTGGTAATAACCCATGTCATCAAAGCTCAAACCAGTGCCTTCGATAGCATCTTTAATCATCTGGAATCTGCCCACCGGATCAGTTTCCATCATCATATCCATTGCATTCATAAAGTTGCCGCCCAAGGCTGCGTTCAATAGACCTGCGCGCTCGGCGGCGCCTTCGAATGTGTCAAATTTATTGGTGACTTGAAGAATCTTCTCCATCTCAATGCCGGTAATCTTCGAAACGCGGGCCAGATCCTTAAAGGCCTTGGTGCCGTTATCTCCAAGCTTCGACAATTGAGAGCCCATTCTGGCATATGCGGCTGTGATTTTACCCGGGGGCTCTTGCATGTCTCGGGCAAATGCGTCCAGCTCCATCATCGTATTCATGGCTTCGGTCCCTGTCATTTGAAATGCGACAGTGGCCGTCTGCAGGCCTTTAGTTAGGTCATCGCCCGAATGACCAATTTTTGTCATAGTGGACATAACTTTAGCTAATTCATCTTGAGTAGAGGCAGCCAACATAGTAAAATCAGTAAATCCTGATCGCAAATTGGTCACTTGATCGTAAAACTCTTTCATGCCGACTGTATTGCTGCGCACCTCCCCATATACACCTCTCATTCTCTTCGTAAAAGCTTCGCTGGCGCCAGTGGCGCGGCGCATTGAATTTTCTGCCTTATCCATCTCAAATATAAGACCGATTATGGCATCGACAAAATTCATAACGATACCAACACCCAGAGCGCCAATAAAGGCGCCTGCTGCTTTTCTACCGCCCATTAAAGCTTTGCCAACTTTAATTAAATTTCCTGCGTTAAAGAAGGGGTGCTTTTCATACTGCGAAAGAGAGCTAGCAAACGTAGTTCCAAACTCCGTCGCGGCGGCAGTGCCTTCTTTGATGGCCTTTGAGGTGCCCAATATTTTCTTAAGGCTCTTGTCAGCCTCCTTGTATTGCTTTTCCAATACTTTGAGTCTATCTAAATCAGCCTTTTCCAGTTCAGTTGAGCCTGCGATAATTTGCTTTTGCTTATCTACAAGAAGACGTGCTTTTTCAACTTCAGACTCGGCAAGCAGAATATTTTTTTGTTTAGAACTGCTTACTTTTTCCAGACGTTTTTGGTAATCATCCTGAGCGGACAACAATTCCTCGATGCGATCGAGAGATTTCGTCTCCAAATCAAGAATATCTTTAATGGTCTCTTTTAGCCTTTCTGCGTTGTCTGTATCGACAGGGCCGGCTTCAGGAGGCGAACCCCCGCCAGTAGTATCATCAGCCACTTGTTAAGTACCTCGTTATCATAAAATAATTAGTATTATAAACAAAAAGACAGAGCTAATAACTCTGTCCTTAGTTACCCATTAAATCGGGGGGAATACGAGGCTGGTTATGCGGTGTTAAAGTTTGAGATTTAGAGCGCCCACTCGACGCGCCTTCAGCTGCTTCTTGTTCCATCTTGAGTTGTTCAGCGAGCCTTTTCGTGAACCAGTTTCGAAGTCCAACGGGCAAATTGTAAGCCTCAGAGAACGACCAGCCACCAGAGTATTTCAAATAAAAGAACTGCTCATAGATGTTCTGCATATAATCATCGGTCAGGCCAAAAAAAGTCCGCAGTCAGCGGTACCTCCATTTCCTGCTCATGGGGACAATTCTCGCACTCAAAATATTGACTAAGATCGACATTAGGAGCAGCCAATTTATAGGCCGCCCTTAGATGTCGAGAATCCATGGAAGGAAGATTGTCAACACAATATTGAATTGCTTCAGGGCTGTCATATTCGTTGACTGCCACAATAAGATTTTTAAGCTGGCGTGTGATAAGGTTGTCTGACTTGTTCTTTTTTCGTTGCTTTTCGGAGAGATCTAGCATGTTTTTCTCTTCCAGACCCGTCAGCAATCTAAATTTTACATTTAGGCCTGTCTTGGGTAAAGAGGTCGTAAAAGTACCATCTTCGTGATTCACAATCTCTAATTCGTGGATATTCTCTCCATGATATACCCGTGTATCATTCAGATCAAAGGAGAACTGCTGTTTTACGCTGCATGCGGGACACGTTATCTGCGTTTCATAATCATTGCCATATCCCGAGACACGGGCTGCGATCAATATCGCGTTTCTATCTCCGATCAGCATATTTTGGGGATTAATTCGCTTATTTCGAATAAGGCTCTCCAGCACTCGATCAAGCGCAATGCCCTTTTTGAGGAGCGCACGTGAAGTAAGAATATCTTCCTCTTTTGCTGTCATTTGCTTAATTTCTATGGCCTCTTGACCATAAAGGGGATGATTTTCAGGATAAAACACCCCTCTAGAGGGAAGCTCTACGAACTCCGTAGGAACAACAAATGAGAAACCTTCATTTTCTAGCAGTTCTTGGGGGGGCGCCGCACTGGATTCGGGCTTAGGGGGCGCCATGCCTCCAAGACGATTTTTGTTTCTTGACAATATACACCTCGCGTTTTATTGTTTGTCTTTTTATACGTTGAAGAACTCGGTACCGCCGCCAGGGCCGCTGGATTCGACAGATGTCTCGACACGGGCCCAGTCGTAACGTAGGGTCACCGAGAGTTCTGTTAAGTCATCATTTCCATATTCTAAGTTTTCGCCGTACTTCAATTCGGTAATGAAAGAGTTCCATAGCGTCCAAGTCTCAAGAGCGTTGCCCTCTGCATCGAGCTGCGTAACAATAACAGAGCCCAGCGCGCTAGCCGATTTAGCCTTAGAAATGCTTGTCATGCTGTTTGTGGTTGCGTCGGTAGGTGGCGTATAGCCCGACTGTTGTACGATATCAGAAAACGTTGCTGTCATATCCGGATCGACGGGATCTACGAGCGTGACAGTGACCTCGTTCCAGGTAACGTTACCGGGATAATAAAAAGTATGATTTAAATATTTATGTTCAGCTGCATTAATCGCAAAGGAAGGCTTGCTCACAGTCTTGGCGTACCAAAGGGTGGCGCCTCCCTGTGCAGCATTAATCCCCTGGAATTCTACTGTAAACCTAAAATTTCTTTTAGGATCTCTTAGGTCGGTTGCACTTTCACCGAAATTTGTTGACCAAAATGGCATTTTTAGAAACTCCTCTTATCTAATTTTAAATAGTAGCGTGGGGAAAATCCCCCACATCTTTTAGTCATCGAAAGATGCTCCCGTCGATGAAATCACGAAGTCAATCGCGATGTATTCAATAGCTCTTGCCGGCTTAACCATAATCTTCGCATACATGATGTTCTGATCAATCAAGTCAGGTGTGGTTGTGGAATCATCAAGGATTAATTTGTAATCTGTAACTCCGTATTCTGTCTTGACATTGGCTAAGAACGGCTCGACCAAGGACTTGAATCGATTCCATGTGGCCTGAACATTTTGCTCGAAAAGAACCTGCGTAGAAAGAATGGAAATCTGCTTCTTAAGGAAGATGACAAGTCTTCTAACATTGATTCTATCAAGCGCAGAGGCGCGCTCCTGAAGGGTCTTCTGGCCGAATACTACAATCCCAGTAGATGGGAAGGACGCAATTGGGTTAATGCGAGACTCGTAAAGATCGTCGCGGTCTTTGGAGGTGAGCCTTTCTGTAATGCCGGTAATCGGCAATCCAGCGGCACCTTCGGTAAGGCCGCCGCGGTTGAAGCCTGCAGGAGCAAACCACAACTGCGAAGATGCCTGTGAACTAGCGAGAACGCCCAGCATTGCAACAGAAGGTGGAATCCAAAGAAGGAGGCCGGTGTTGGCATCGCGAGTCTGGACCCATGGATAGAAAGTACACCCATAGCTAGAGTCGATTCTCCGATCCCTTAGCGCAGTAGCTGCATTAATCGGAGTTGTTCCAATTCGGCTAGTCTTGTTAGCGTAATACTGCTCTGAACTAGGAATATACACGTCGGGTAGATCAATCACAGCTAGCGAGTCGGCTCTTTCTTCACACACATTAATCATATGAGTAGTAAGATT